TAAGGAGCTGTCATGTTGGCATCCCGTGGTATGGGCGATATTCGCTCTTCTAAAATGCCCAAAGGCGTGAAGAAAGCCCGACGGGATGACACTGACTTTACCCAGTATAAAGAGGGTGGTAAGGTCAACGCTGCTGGCAATTACACAAAGCCTGGTCTTCGCAAGAAGATTGTGTCTCAAGTAAAAGCCGCAGCAACGCAAGGTACGGGCGCAGGTCAGTGGTCGGCTCGTAAAGCTCAGCTAGTTGCTAAGAAGTACAAGGCAGCTGGCGGAGGTTATCGAGATTGAAAGCGCCTCAGAAATCATTGAAGGACTGGGGCGACCAGAAATGGAGAACCAAAAGTGGTAAAAAATCTTCTGACACGGGCGAGCGATACCTTCCTAGTGCTGCGATTAAAAGTCTCAGCCCTGCTGAGTACGCTGCGACAACGCGTGCAAAACGCGCGGGCAAAAAAGCCGGAAAACAATTCGTAGCCCAACCTAAAACGATCGCAAAGAAAACAGCAGGATTTAGATAATGGCTACCACTTCAGGAACTTCCGCGTTTAACCTAGACTTCAACGATATTGTTGAGGAGGCGTATGAGCGGGCAGGTCTTGAGGTTCGCACTGGCTATGAGTTTCGTACCGCACGCCGGTCGTTCAACATGCTTACGATTGAATGGGCTAACCGCGGCATCAATTTATGGACTATTGAGCAAGGCCAATTCGTAATGAATACCGGGCAGGGCGTCTATGCTTTGCCTAGTACTACGATTGATTTGTTGGATCAGGTGATTCGTACACAGGCATCTACGCCTAATCAGATCGACATTAACATCAGCCGTATCTCTGAGTCAACGTACTCAACATTGCCAAACAAGCTAGCTCAAGGCCGCCCCATTCAGGTGTGGATTAACCGACAATCAAACCAAAGCTATCTGTCTAGCGCGACAGTAGCAGCGACAGTTTTGAGCACTGATACAACTATCACACTCAGCACAACTAATGGCCTACCAGCAACAGGATTCATCACAATTGACTCAGAAACAATCTATTACGCTAACGTCAGCGGCAATCAACTACTTAATTGTTATCGTGGTCAGTACAACGGCAGCATTACTACAACTGCCGCTGGTCATTCAATTGGCGCAACCGTAACGGTTAATAATCTTACATCTGTGAATGTGTGGCCTACGCCTAACGCCCCTGGAGATCAGTATGTGTTTGTGTACTGGCGTATGCGCCGTATGCAAGACGCAGGTAACGGCGTCAATATCCAAGATATCCCGTTCCGCCTAATTCCTTGCATGGTGGCTGGTTTGGCATATTACGTTGGTTCTAAACGCAACGATGTCTCTCCTGACCGAATCGCCATGCTCAAATCCATCTATGAAGAGCAGTGGCTGTTAGCCTCGCAAGAAGATAGGGATAAAGCTCCTGATCGGTTTATACCTCGTCAGATGTTCTATAGGTGATGTATGCCTAGCAGATACGCTTCTGGTAAATATGCAATTGCTCAGTGTGACCGCTGTGATGAGCGGTATATGCTGAAGGACTTGAAAAAAGAGATTATCAAGACGCGCCTATTTAATTTAAAAGTGTGTCCTGAATGTTGGGATCCTGATCAACCTCAGTTACAGTTGGGTATGTACCCAGTGGATGACCCACAAGCTGTACGAGAGCCACGTCCTGATGTAAGCTATACACAGTCTGGTACTAACGGATTGCAGATCCTATTAACTAATAGCGTCGCACCAGATGGGTTTGGGTTTCCAAACCAAGGTAGTAGAGATATTCAGTGGGGGTGGAACCCTGTTGGTGGGGCAAGTAGTTTTGATTCGGTTTTAACGCCAAACTACTTGGTTTTATACGCGGAAGTTGGTACAGTAACGGTACAGATAGGAGCTTAATATGGACAAAGCAGATTTGAAACAAGATAAAAAGATGATAGCTGGAGCCGTGCATAAACACGAGAAGAAGCTGCATCCAGGTAAGCCCATGACAAAATTTGCCAAGGGTGGTAAAACTAACGCTCAGATGAAAACTCTGGGTCGTGGTTTGGCTAAAGTTGCTAATCAAAAGAAATCATCTTTCACCTATAAAAAAGGCGGTTGATATGGCTAAATTTAGTCAAAAACAAGGCGGTAAAGAAGTCGGCAATGCCGAAGTCTACGCCCCACCACACACCATGTCTGGTGGTAAAGTTGAGCTTGGTAACGGCTACAGCGGTGCTAAGCCTTCCCGCGCAGACACTGTGAATATGTCTGTCGGTAACGTTAACCGTAATGGTTATAACCCCGATGTAAAGACAACTGGTATCAAAGTTCGCGGTACTGGATGCGCCACCAAAGGCGTGATGGCCCGCGGCCCAATGGCGTAAAACATGAACTACACTGAGCTTGTAACTGCTGTCTCCGATTACACGGAGAATACGTTTGAGACCTCTGAGATGAACACGTTCATCGAGCAGGCTGAGCAGCGCATTTACAACTCGGTTCAGTTCCCGTCCATTCGCAAGAATGTGACCGGTCAGACAACAACAAGCAATAAATACCTACAGTGCCCAACAGACTTTTTGGCGGTGTACTCTATGGCTGTTGTTACAGATGTGACAGGCGGGAATATAAACACCGGTACGTACGAGTATTTACTTAACAAAGACGTTAACTTTATCCGTCAAGCGTACCCCACCCCAAATGATACAGGAACCCCCAAGTACTACGCACTGTTTGGTCCACGCTCTGATAACGAGACAGAATTGTCTTTTATTCTTGGCCCAACACCTGACGCGCAATACTACGTTGAGTTGCATTATTACTACTACCCAGAATCCATTGTGACCGCAAGCACCACATGGCTTGGCGATAACTTTGACACCGTACTGCTGTACGGCACTTTGGTGGAAGCATATACATTCATGAAGGGTGAGACCGACATGATGCAACTATATGACGGCAAATACAAAGAAGCGCTTGCGTTGGCTAAACGTTTGGGTGATGGTATGGAGCGTCAAGATGCTTACCGTTCTGGTCAGTTTAGACAGGCGGTGACCTGATGGCGATTCAACAAACCACGACTACCAGCTTCAGAGTTGAGTTGCTTCAGGCAATCCACAACTTTGGCCCAACGTCACCTAACACTTTCAAGATTGCTCTGTACACAGGCGCGTCCAGTATTGGCCCAACAACAACTGTTTACACAACAGCTAATGAAGTAGTGGGTACGGGATACGTTGCTGGTGGTAATACGTTGGTGATTTCAACGTCGCCTACTTCGGCTAACAATTCAAGCTTTGTACCCACTGCGTTTATTTCGTTTAGTAATACAAGCTGGACAAGCGCATCGTTCACATGCCGTGGTGCTTTGATTTATAACTCTACACAGGGCAACAAGTCTGTAGCGGTGTTGGACTTTGGTTCAGACAAAACAGTTGTTAATGACACGTTTCAGATTATTTTCCCAACTTCCGATGCCAATAGCGCCATTGTGCGCATCTCTTAAGGACACACCATGACCACAGAAAAACTCAAAGCAACCGATCACATTTCTAGCGGTTTTATTGCCGGTACTAAGTCGGGCGAAGAAGCTAAAGCTACAGGTGTTTACCACATTGAGTGCCACGATAAAGATGGTAACTTGAAGTGGTCTGCTGACTCCAAGAACTTGGTGGTTAACGCTGGTCTGGCTTACATGGCCGGTACTGCTCTTACCTCAGTTACCCAGATTACCACTTGGTACATTGGCCTGTATGGCGCTGGCGCTTCTAATACGCCTGCAGCTGGTGACACCATGTCATCACACGCTGGATGGACTGAAGTTACTGATTACAGCAACGCTACTCGTGTGGCTGCTACTTTTGTAACAGCGACAACTGCGAACCCTTCTGTGGTGACTAATTCGGCTTCTCCAGCAACATTTAACATCAACGGTACAACAACTGTTGGCGGTGCGTTCCTGACAAGCGGTAGTGCCAAAAGCGGTACGACTGGCACATTGTTCTCTGCGGCTGACTTTAGTGCGCCCGGTGATCGTTCGGTTGTGTCTGGCGACATCATTTCTGTAACGTACACATTCAGCCTCGCTGCTTGAGGTCTAAATGGCTGAAGGCGGCTGGGGTTCTGGCACATGGGGTCAGGCTGGC